CGAGCTGATCATCTACGGCGTCCTGAAGGCGTGCACCAATCAATTCTTCGCCGGGACAGGCACCACGGTGGCGACCGTCAACGGTCCGCTGACGTTGGGGATGCTTCGTAAAATTGCGAAGGGCCTGCAAGCGAATCACGCGAAACCTGTGAATAGCATGCTGGGGGCCTCGAATAACTACGGCACCGATGCCGTGTCGCAAGGCTTCACGGTCTACATCCACACGGACGCGGAACCGGACATCCGGGATCTTCCTGGGTTTGTGCCGATTGAGAAGTATGCGTCAGGAAAGCCGATGATGCACGAGATCGGCAAGTGCGAACGCTTCCGCTTCATCACCTCGCCGGAGCTTGTCTCCTTGCGCGATGCGGGTGCGGCGGTTGGGTCGACGAACTTGCAGAGTGCGTCGGGTGCGAACGTCGACGTGTATCAGTTCATCGTGTGCGCGCAGGACGCCTGGTCTCAGATTGCCGTCCGAGGCAAAGAGTCCCTGGCTCCGACTTACCTTCCTCCTGGACAGATCAGCAAGAGTGATCCGTTCGGTCAGAGGGGATATGCGGGTACGATCTGGTGGAAGGCCGCCCTCGTTGAAAACAACGGGTGGATGGCAGTCGGCAACGTCGGGATCAAGAACCTCGCGTAAGTGAGAAAGGAATAGGAGACCTCACGATGGCAGGTAATACGATTCCTCTCAACGCGAAAGTGACCCCGGTCCTTCCAAACTTGTCCTTCATTGTGGACACGTTTGGGGATCTGATTGGCTTCCAGTATATGAACGGGCAGATCACCTTGTTCCCAGCCGGGGCGTGTGATAACGGTCTGACGGCATTTTCTGGAGGTGGGCAAGCGGGATTGAATCTCAACTATCGTAACGCCCGTGTTACCACGGTTGCGGTAGCCGCAGATTCGGTGACGCTTCCTGTCGCGATTCCCGGAATGAGCATGACGGTGGTTAACGCCGCCGCCGCGAACTCCATGAATATTTTCCCGGCAACGGGGGACGCGATCAACGCCTTGGCCGCGAACACAGCGATTGCGCTGGCCGCGAACAAGACGATGCAGTTTGAATGTATCAACGTCGGTCAGTGGCATTCCATCTTGACCGCATAAAAGACAAGGCGTCGTGCGGAGAGTAGCCTCGCTATTCTCCGCACGACGAAACAAGGAGACGATCATGTCAGACAAGTATTCCACTCCGGGCGTCGATCAGGTGGTGACCAATCCGTTGCTGACGGGTTTGTCGGGAGCCGCGACGACCTTCAGCACGAGCGCGTTCGTCGCCTCGTTTCGGTCGATTCTGAAGTCGGTTGGTGCCGTGGCTGGTGGCGCGAGTGCGACCACAGACATCGTCACGGGCAAAGCGTTTAACGCCTTGATCGGCGGAGGGTCCGTTGCCAATGCCCCAGGGCAAGGGTGCGTGTTCCTCTGGTTGATTAAGAACGACGGGTCCACGATGGCTGTGGCGCAGAGCAACCTCGTCGCGCTGGATGCCCAGGACAATTTCACCTGGCAGCCACCGAACTTTCCGGCAGTTCCGGATTCGTTCATTCCGTTCGCGTACTCCGTCATTAAGGCGAAGAACGCGGCGTCGGCAGCGGGCTGGTTGTTTGGGACCAATAACTGGAACGTATCGGGTATTGGCATCTCCGTCGCCAATCTCGCGACGCTCCCAGACCGATTGGTCGTCGCCTAAGGGTCCGTGTCTTAACCGGGGTCGCCTTCGGGCGGCCCCACAGCATGCGGAGGGTTCATGTCGTTAGCTACCGCCGAAGCACCTCGTAAGGCCGTACGGATCAAGCGCGAGCTCGATACGCGCGAGTTCAAGCCGAATCAGCGCGCGGCATTGAAGATGCCCGCCATTACCGAAGAGATCGTTCGCGATTCCAATATCGTGTTGGCCGAAGGGCCGTTGCCAAAGAATCAGTTGGACGAACTCGCGTTCAACGAACAGCCAATCAAGATCTTAATCCATAAAGGTGGTGAGAAGAGTCAAGGGCGCGCGACCGATTACATCGCGATCAACAGCATTCCAGGAGAGATTTTATTCAAGAACGGATGGGTACCGATGGGGTACTTCCCGCGCGGAATCTCCTTCTACACCAAACGAAAATACGTCACCGTGCTCGCCCGTGCCAAGAAAGACAGCATCGAGACGAACGTCATTCAGCGGGATAATGAAGATCCTGAGAACTTCGTCGAACGGTCCACAACCTCTGCTCTTTCCTTCAGCGTCCTCGAAGATAAAGATCCTCGTGGTGCCGAGTGGATCGAACTGCTGGTGCGCGCCAACTCCTAACTGCCCAACGTGAGGGTCTATGTCCGTCGCGAACCCTCTGACATTCCTCGATCTCTGCCAGCGCGTCCAACTTGAATGCGGCGTCGCTGGCAATCCGCTTTCCACCGTCGCAGGCCAGGTAGGGGAAGCCAATCGTATTGTCACTTGGGTCTCCAGTGCGTGGTTAGAGATTCAAGGCTCGCACCAGGATTGGGACTTTTTCCGTGCGACCGCCACGTGGACGACCAACACGGCAAAGACGGCCTACAGTCTTGTCGATTGTGGTCTCACGGCTGCGACCCATTCCCTGTGGATTCGTGACACCTTCCGGAATTATTTGACTTCGGCAGGGATTACGGGTGAGACCTATCTCGAACAAACGCACTACGATAGATGGCGCGACGCCTTCCTGATTGGAGCCCTTCGAAATCAACGCACACGTCCCTATGTCGTGGCGATTGCTCCGGATAAATCCATTGTCCTCGGGCCGATTGCCGACAACGGGTACACCATCCTCGGCGACTACTTCATCGCCCCTCAGCCTATGCTCAACGATACGGATACCCCTGCGTCCGTCGCAGCCTCCATCGGCGCGTCCGGTATTCAAGGCGGCATTCCGACCTATTGGAATATGCTGATCGTCTATCACGCGATGATGTCCTACGGCGCGTTTGAGAACGCCGCAGAAGTCTATAATCGTGGTGAAAAAGAATACAATAAAATGATTCGTCGCATTACCGCAGACCGCCTTCCGGAAATCCAAGTCGGTGGAGCGCTCGCCTAATCATGCCGATGTCCGTCTCGCATAACTCTCGCCATCCTCCCGTCTTGTACGAGGTGGTACAACTCAAACAGGGTTGGGACATCACAAGCCCGACGTTGGAGATTGGCCCTGGTGTAGTCCGCGACTCGAAGAATTTTGAGATCACCACGACAGGCGGGTACGGACGCATTGCGGGTTATGAACGCTACGACGGGCGTCCCGCTCCATCGGCGGCGTCCTATGCTATCGTCCAAGTCTCCTCATTCACGAACGTCCCAAGCGTAGGGCAAACGCTGACCGGTAATACCACAGGCGCAACCAGCGTTATCCTTTCCGTGGTGCAAGGTTCCGCCGCATATATGGTCGTTACGAAAGTTGCGGGGGCCTATAACGGAACGGAAGTGGTGAAGGTTGGGGCGACGACCATCGGGACGCAGACCGCACAGACCGCAATCATTACCTCGCTCCTGAATGCCCAGTACCTCGCGTTGGCCGCAGATAACTATCGTGCCGATATCGCCGCCGTTCCGGGAAGCGGACCGGTACGCGGTGTCGCGACGCTCACAGTCGGCGGCGTGGATAATACGTACGCCTTTCGGGACGACGCTGGTGGTACGACGACCTTGCTCTACAAGTCGTCGGGAGCCGGATGGGTCAACGTCCCGTTCAATGAGGAAGTGAGTTTCAGCAATATCGCCGCAGGCGGGATCGTCGACGGGGCCACCCTCACACAGGGCGGCGTCACGGCTACGATCAAGCGCGTCATGTTGCAGACTGGGAGCATTGCGAGCGGCGTGAATACGGGCCGCTTTATTATCAGTGGTCGTGCAGGAGGCAACTTTGCCGCAGGAGCCGCAACGGGGACGGGTGGAATTGCTGTGACGCTCGGTGGCGTTCAGACTGCGATCACGATGACGGTCGGCGGCCACTTTGAATTTGTCACGGGGAATTTCTTCGGGCAAGCGGGTACACTGCGTCTCTATGGATGCGACGGCGTCAACCGCATGTTCGAGTTCGACGGGACGACACTCTGCCCCATCACCACCGGGACGGCTATCGACGCGCCGAAGCATTTGATCATTTACGCGAAGCATCTCGTCGGCGCGTTCGCGAGTTCATGGATTGGATCAGGGACAGCGACGCCCTATAACTGGTCTGCCTCAGCAGGAGCCGCAGAAATTGCGACGGGCGATACCATCACAGGGTTCCTCTTGTCTCCTGGTTCGCAGACTACGTCCTCCATGATTATCTACGGACTTCAGACAACCTTCGTGCTGTATGGCACCGATATCGCGAGCTACAATCTGACCGTCTATAAGTACGGGAGCGGAGGCCTGCATTACACTGGACAGAATTTGCTCAATAGCTACGTGCTCGACGCGCCAGGCATCACCAGTCTACAGACCACCTTAGCGTACGGAAACTTTGCACAAGCGAGTTTGACCGTGAATATCTTCCCGTTCATCGAAGCGGAACGGGCTAAGTCCCAATGCTCCGGTCTCTGCCGTGCCAAGAGTCAGTACCGCTTATACTTCAGCGACGGCCTTGCGCTCTTTACCACGATCATTAATGGGAAAGACATTGGTTCGATGCAGATACAGTACCCGGATATTCCGTTCTGTACCTCGAACTCGGACACGTTGCGTTCAACCGGGAATGAGGAAATTTATTTCGGAGCCACGACGGGCGGATTCGTCATGCAGCAAGAGCGAGGCTCGTCGTTCGACGGCGCGAATCTCGACGCGTACCTGACGTTGAATTGGAACAACGTGCACTCGCCGCGTATGCTGAAGCGCTTTAGGCGTCTCTCGGTCGAGACGCAAGGAA